TTCGGCATCTTTCCCACACCTCCGTGTGTGCTGGCCTTCGGGACATCCTGTCCCGCGCCCGCTAGCCCCACGCCCCAGACGGGGCGCACCTGTGCCGGTTTCTCTCCGGCTCTCGACTCCAGGCGCGGGGCATGACCGCACCACGGACTGCTACCGCTCTACGCTGCTCCCTCGATCCACAACGATCCCCACGCCTCGCGCGGATCGGGCAGCTTCGGCTGCTTCGCCCTCGCGCGCGCTGCGGAGACCAGCTCCAACACGTCCGGCATCCCGTCCTTCCGGTTCGCCGGGTTCATGCTCGTGTTCAACTGCCCACCGCGGGCGACTACCGAGAACTCGTTCACCTCGACCACGTCGTCCATGACGCCGACCACCGTCTGGCCGTCCGGCAGTTCCTGCCCGGCATAGCTCCCCGGCGTGTCGTCGAAGTCGGTCCCCGTGACCGAGTTCGTGAACGAGCGCATCCACCAGGAGAGCGATACCTCGCGCCAGATCCCGAGCGCGATCTTCCGCCCCATCTCCTCGCCGCAGTCCGTGCCGCGCTCCCAGTAGAACTTGGCGCGCACGTACCAGCCGTCCGCCTGCTGCACCAGCTCGGCCGCGTAGCAGCGGGCGATCGGCAGGTCATCGGAGGCGTACTCGTTGTGGTTCCGCATCACGTTGGCGCCCGGCAGCAGCTGCACGATCTGCTGGAGGGCCGTCAAGGTGAAGCGGGTCGAATAGCTGTCGATCAGGTCGTTACAGACGAGCGCCGAGGCGGTGTAGACGTCGGCAGCGGTTGGCGCGGCGAAGCCGTCCGGAACCTGCTGGGCGATCAGCCCCAGGTCCACGTCCGAGACCTCGAGGTTCGCGCGCTTCTCGAACTTCCCGCCCGTCACGCGCCGGATCAGCTGCTTTTCCACCTTCACGCCCTCCGAGTCCCGCGCAGGAGCGCGGTCTTGCCCCATGGCCAGTCGTTCCCGCAGTAGCTGCAATGCGCGCGGTCCGTGTTGAGGTTGACCACTACGTCCGCCTGGCACGCCATGTTCGGGCAGCGGATGAGCATGGTCCGCTTGCCGTCCTTCGCGAGGCGCGAGCCGCGCTCGAGCGTTCTCATGGCAGGAGCTTCTCCACGCGCTCACAGACAGACTCGTTCGCCTCTACCATCTTCGCCTGCGAGATATATCGGGATGTGGCGGCGTCGTAGAGCGGGGCCAGCAGGAAGTGCGTGGCCTCGTGGCGAGCGGTCCATTTGATCTCCGCCACCGTTGGTTTGTTCTGCCATGTCCGGCTCATCCGGATAGCCGCGCCACGGCTCTCCTCACCGGATGCGAAACTCGCTTCGGGATGCCGATCCCCCTCGTGCAGGACGTGCAGCCGCCATTCGGTGATGCCCCAGCGCTTGACGCAGCGCTCGACCTCGCGCTTGAAGATCGCGAAATGGGCGGCCGTCGTCCGGTAGGTCTTCGCTCGGCTCACAGCACCCCCGCCAGCCGGTTCGTCGGCTTCGCGTGCCCGTTCTTGCTCGGGAAGTAGACCTCGAGCCCGCGGCGCCGCATGGCGCGCTCCGAGACGACCGGGATCGCAACACAGCGGCAGTTGATGACGTTCTCGGGCGAGCCGTTCGGGTCACCCGGGTATTCGAGCGTCTCACCGTCCACGTCGAAGCCGTCGTTGATGCCGGCGACCTCGCCGTCCGCATCGGCATGCGCCGGGCGCACCGCCTCATCCCTCGCGGAGAGCCATTCCAGTTCCTCGACGTCGCCCGATTGCCGCCACGCCTCGACGCCGGCGAAGTTGTAAGCCGAGAGCGTCTCGGTGCGCGCGATCGTCAGCGCGCGGCCCTGCTCGGCCTCGTCCAGCTTCTCGGCCACGCGCGCGGTCAGTTGCGAGAGCGATTCGTTAAGCGTCACGCCCTCCGCCAGCGTCGCCCGCACTTCCTGCATGAGCGTATTCAGCGAGCCATCCAGCCCGTAGGACTCGCGGACCTTGATGAACTGCTGGACGTTCTGCGTCTTCAGGTTGACTTCAAGCTCGAGCGCGATCTCGCGCGCAGCCTCCGCCCCGCGCTCGGCGATCAGGCTCTCGTAGATGGCGTGGATGTTCGCCTCGTCGTCCGGCTCGGGGGCGAACAGTTCCTCGAGGTCGATCGTGCGCTTGCCCTTCAGCGCCCGGAGCGCTCCCGCCTCGAGCCGCGAGAGGAGCTTCTTCTTCCGGTCGCGGATCAGCCCCACGAACGCCGCGGCGAACTTCCGCTCGTAGCGCTTCATCAGCTTGTCCTGCTTCCGCCAGCGCATGGTCCGCTCGGGCGTGTCGATCAGACGCTTGGCCTTCGAGCCCGGCTCGGGCGCTGGCTTCGTGTCGGCCGGCTTGGTCTTCGCGCCGTCGCCGGTCACCTCGCCGGTCTGGTCCTGCTGCCCGAACGGCGCCGCCGTCTTCTGCTCGGCCAACTCATCCGCGCTCGGGTCTTCGATCCGCGGCTGGCCCGAGAGCGTGCGGATCTCGTTCACCGTGAACACCGGCCGCCCGGTCAGCGCCACGATCTGCTGCGCCGAGTTCAGGAGCGGCTGGTTCAACGCCGGCACGTTCGCGAGGTCCGTCCGGAACCGGATGTTGTCCTCGTTGAACATCGGCCCCAGCTTCTCGGTCAGGAGGGCGTCGCGCATCTCCAGCTCGGTCCGGAGGTTCTGCCAGTAGCCGCGCTCTTCGGCCTGCGCCAGGTCGCCCGTGCGGCCGGTCCCGCTCGAGGTCTCGCGGATGTTGACGAGCCACGGCGGCACCCCCAGCGCGCGGCAGATGTCGGCATCCGCGATGCGCATGTTCTCGACGAACTGAAGCTCGGACATCGTCAGCCCCATCTTCTCGAAGTGCAGCATGTCGAGGATCGTCGGGACGTCGAACTTCTGGCGCATGAGCTTCAGCTGCTCGCCCACGGCCTTCTTCTCCTCCGCGGTCATCACGACCGGCACGCCGTTCGCCGGCTGCGGCACCGAGAAGTAGCCCGCGCCCACGCCACCGGCGCGGATCACCTTCTGGAAGAGCCGCATCAGGTCGTAGCGCGTCTCGTACTGGAGCTGGATCGAGTCGAGCGGCGACACACCGATCGGCTCGTCCTCGGGCTGGTAGTCGTGCCAGGGGATCACGTTCTCGGCCGGGATCGCGACGGCCATCGAGCCGAAGAGTCCGGAAGAGCCGCCGCCCGTGCTGCCGCCGCGGCTGAAGATGTAGGCCGCCGGCATCCGGCGCTCGCCCGGGATCACGCGCACCAGGTGGCTCGGCATGACCCACAGTTCCTTCGGCACCTTAAAGCCGAACGTCTCCGCGACCATGTAGGCGTTGCCGTGGGTCAGGAAGTTGGCGTGGAAGTCGCGGATCACCTCGCGCCCGGTCTGGCGAGGGTTCCCGCCATGCCAGACGTCCATGATGTTGCCCTTGTCGCGCTTGACCGGCTCCCAGCCCGTCGAGGTCTCCTTCTCGATCACCACCGGCTGGGCGGCCATGTCGTTCGACTTCCGGAGGATGCAGGCGCGGATCGTGGAGACGAGCCGCACCGCCTTGGCGTGGTCCCAGATGATCGGGTCGAGGTAGTAGGGCTTCCCGATCAGCGTCGGCCGGAAGTTCGGCATGACGCCGCCGTCCGTCGACTTGGGGAATCCGAACAGCGTGCCGATGGCGGAGGAGAGGCGGGAGCCGAGGTTCACTCATCCCCTCCGCGCTGGACTTCGTAGGCGCGGCCCATGGCGGCGACGAACGCCTCCGGGGCGCTGCCCGGGACGAGGCGCGGCAGGCGCGGGGCGAAGGTGGCGCGCTTCAGCGCCGCTGCCCACTCCCGCGGACCGGCGTCCTGCGGCACCAGCTCGGTCGCGACCGCGGCATGAACGCCTACGTCGGTCGCCACGACCGGTTTCCCCATGGCTGCGGCCTCGGCGGCCACCAGCCCGAAACTCTCATGCCGCGAGGGGCAGGCGACCACGTCAGCACTCCGGAGCCAGCCCATAGCGCCGCGGTGGTCGGTCGGCGGGACGAAGATGGCGTTCCCATTGACGAGCGACCGGAGCCCCCGCTCCTGCGAGCCCGCGCCGATGAAGTAGAACGTCGCGTCCTCGTGGTAGCGCGACGCGAGGGCGATCCGGTCGAAGCCCTTTTGGCCCTCGAGCCGGCCGACACATACGACGCGCGATGGGCCCGTGGGGCAGCCAAGATCCTGATAGCCCGTCACCACCGGGTTCGGGACTACCTCGACATGCCGACCGCCAGCGATCCGCGAGACCTCCGCGGCATGCCCCTCGCTCGGCGAGAGGATGCGGTCGCAGTCCTCGAGCACAGCCACCGCCAGCGGCAGGCGGCGGAGGCGCTCGGGGGGCGAGAGATGCTCATGGATGATGAGCGGCACATTCCAGTGGTGCGAGAGGTAATGCCCGGCGAGCCCGGCTGGCCACGCGCCGTAGGCATGAACTACCTCCGCCCAAGCCCCGACCCTGTGCGACTTGGGTCCGCGGTAGAACGCGGCCTGCAGCATGGCACAGGCAACCACCCACCAGCGCGGGCCGGCCGTGACGGTAAGCCGGAGCACCCGGACGTCGTGACCGGCCGCGCGCAGTAGGCCCAGCTGCACATCCACGAAGCCGCCCGACCAGGGCGTCACCGCGAGCACGCGCTTCACTCGTCGCCCCGTTTCACGTGGAACGCGATGACGAGCGCCCGGACGCAGAGGAGCGTATCGGGCTCGGGGCAGGTCGGCGCCAGGGCCGCGGCATCCTCGGCCGACAGGCACGCGACTGGCTGGTCCCCGCAGACCATCAGCCGCACCGTGTCGGCGTCTGCCACCGCGATGGCCGCCGGCGCAGTCGCGCCCTTGTAGGACGAGCCGCAGCCGAACGCCGTGAGCGTCAGTGCGATGAGCACGACCATCGCCCAACTCATTGCGCAGGCGAGGATGGCATCCCCGATCCGGCTCACGCGACCACCGTCCCGCTGCGCTCGTATTCATAGCGCGCCAGCCCGTCCGTTTCCTCGACCAGCCGGTAGTAGTCGCGCCGAAGCATCACCGCGCTCGGGAAGCTGATCGTCTCCGGCAGCTGCGTGGCCGCGGGAACGGCGATCTCGGCCCCATCCATCGGGCCGCGGTTGCAGCGAACGGTGCGGAGCATGACGCTCACTCGATACCCACGTCTTTCAGGTCGCCGAGGATGCGCGTGATCGTCGTCAGTTCGCGCTGGAGAGCGTCGCGACGCTGGATCAGCGACTCGGTCACGGTCATCGAGGAAACCGACTTCGCCTTGGCAGCCTTCTTCACCTTCGGCGCCTTGGCCGGAACAGCAGCGCCATCGCCCTTGCACGAGCGCGCGTTGTGCCCCTCGCCGCCGCACTTCCCGCACTTGCTCATTCGATCGGCCCCCTCGCGCGAAGCTCCCGCACCCTTTGGCAGACCGGGCAATCGCAGCGGCGAAGGATGAGCGAGGCCCAGAACCATGCCGCGACGACGACGAAGAGAACGACGGCAGGGCCGATGAAGAGTCGGCTCACGCCGCCACCCACACTGACGGCCGCGGCGTAACCGAGCGCGAATAGAGCGCGTAACGGAGCGCGTCGATCCTGTGGTTCATCGCGTCCACCGGCTTCTCCTTCGCGGCGTCATTCGGGTTGCGCGTCCTCTCGGCCAGCTTCTGGTAGGTGTAGCGCGACAGTTCCTTCGGGAGCGAGGTCGGGAGCTTGAGGCTCACCTCGAGCGCGTTCTCCGCGACGAGCGAGCCCTGGACGATGCGGAACTTGTCGAGGTTCAGCGACGCGATCACCGCCTTGATGCCGTTATCGATGTCCTTCCGCGCCGGGACCGTGCGCACCCCGTGACGCGCGAGTGTCGCAGCGTCCTCGGCGTCGTGGTCGGCGTAGCTGCCGCGCACGTTCAGTCCGTCGAGGTAGGGCTTCATCGCGAACGCCAGGTCCGCGTTGTCCGAGAGGGCGCGGCAATGCCGGAGCGCCTCCAGCTCCTCATGCTCGACCTGGCAGATCTTCCGCGCGTGGTCCTCGACCAGCATCTCGGAGCGCGACCATTCACGGTAGAGCCAGTCGGTCCCGTCCGGGCCAGTCGCGAGCCACAGGCAGACGAACGGGTTCCGATACCCGAAGTCGATCCCGCGCCAGCGCGGCCAGGCGGCCGGGGGATACCCGCCCCAGCCAGCCCAGTCAGCCGGCGCCGGCACCACGATCTTCGGGTCGTACATCGGGAACACGAGCCCCTCGGCGCGCGCCCATTTCCCCAGCACCAGGCGGTCATAGAAGACCGAGCCCTTCAGGGTCTCGAGGTCATCGTGGTAGCCCTCGGGCAGGTGCTGCGCGTTGTCGTTGAACGAGGACAGGATCACGTCACAGAGCGGGCGGCCCTTCTCGTCATTGACGATCCGCATGCCGGCGTCCGGGTCGAACGTGCGCGCGATCCAGTGCTCGCTGTCCTCCGGATTGCAGGCGAGCGACATCTGCCGCGGGTTCAGCCCCAGCTTCTCCGCGCGCTTGTTGACGCAGAGGTTGTTCTGCCGGAGCCGCGTCTTGGCGATCGTGTAGTGCGAGAGGTCCAGCTGCTCGGCCTGGTCGACCGCGATGCTCCCGAACTCGGCCGACAGCTGCCGGCCCGGATCCTTCCAGCCGAAGACGTGAATCTCCGACTGGTGGACGCGCGAGCAGACGTCGCACTGGGTGCGCGGGAATGTCAGCACCGACTTGGACTCGGACCAGCCGCGCTCCCAGAGACCAGGGACCGTCTCCATCACCAGCTCGCGGAAGCTCTGGAGCGTCGTCGTCTCCATGCTCGCGCGCTCGAGGCGTGTGAGCGCCGAGCGGAGCCCCGGGAGCTGCAGCGCCTTCACCAGTTCCGAGGCGCAGACCACCCATGTCTTGCCGCGGCCGACGCGCGAGGACAGGAGCCGCACCGGGGCGGTCGAGAGCCAGAAGCGCTCCTGGGCATAGTTCCCGGGCTCCAGGACATGCGCGATACGGATAGGCGGGGATGCGGCGTCACTGGCCATCGTGGCCATCACCACCAGCAGCATCCTTGCTGCGACATGCCACACGCCGCACCCCGCTGTAGGCTACGTGTCAGTCGGCCTTGCGTGCCCGACGATGTTCACCGTGATCTCCGGTACGCCTTCCGTCCCGGCTGCGACCTGCACGTCCGTCTGCCTCGGCATCCCGCCACCGCGATCGGCTGCGAACGTCATCGCCCACTGGAAGAGCTGCCTCGACTCGCTCATCTCGAACTCGCTCGACGCTTCGCGTGGCCTGTCCTTCTGGTTCGATGCCACCACCTGCGCCGGGCCGGCCTCGATGATCCGTTCGACCCAGCGGATGCCATGCCGCTGGAGCGCCACCGCGAGCCGCTTCTTCGCCTGACGGACCCCGTCGAGCTGCTCCTTGCCGAGCAACCGCGTCTTCGGAGTCCCTGGACCGCCTCTGCCCACTTCGCTGCTCCTCAAGTCAAGTGCCGAGGGGCGCGGCCACTTGTGGCGCTGCCACCCTCACGACGCTCGGCCCGCCGTCTCGCGCGTGCGGTCACCAACCACCGAGGCGGGCCCCAAGGAGATCAACCCGCCGCCGCACGAGAGAAATGCGATGCCGTTAAGGCTGTGCCGGGACCGCTCGGGCCGGCAGGTAGGGATTGGAGTCGGCCGAGGGGAACTCGAACACGCCGCGGATGCCACCCGTCAAGCCAGCCGCGGCGTAGTCGCCAGGCGTCATGTGGATGCGGAAGCGGATGTAGTTGACGCCTTCCATGGCCAGCGCGGTGACGCCGCTCTTCGGGCCGAACGGGTAGACGTCCCATCCCATCCCGTAAACCGTCACGCTCCCCGAGGCGGGCATGATGACGCGCGTCGAGTCGAGCGTCTGGCTCTGCTGGAAGATCGGCGCGGTGTCCGAGATCACGTGGCCGGCGCACGAGTCGACCACCGTCCACGTGATCCCGTCGACGGACACGTCGCGCTGGATCGTGACCGTATCGATGGTGGAGGCGGTGCTCGTGAGCTTCAGCGTGCCGAAGAACGTCGAGTCGGCGAGATCGGCGACGAGCGGCGCCTGGAGATAGACCACGCGCGTCTTCAGCCAGTGCTCGCGCACGTCGATCGCCGCGGTCGTGTCCATCGTGCCGAGCGCGCCGATGCCGGTCGTGCCGGATGCGGCCGCACCGTGCCAGCCATTCAGGATCGAGCTCGAGTAGGCCGTCTGCCCGGGATTGGTCGCGACGAAGGGATTGTCCGCGAGGTTCGAGTTGCGCGCGGCGACGAGCGGGACGCGCTTGATGTAGAAGGCCGCGCCACCCTGAGCCTGCGCGCTG